CGCTACAACGACGAACGGATCTAATTCGTTAACCTCTGTTAGCCCTACAACCAATCTTGCGATTGGACAAAAGGTAACTGGAACAGGAATCCCTCAAGACTCTGTTATTACCAACATCAGCGGGTCAACTGTAACAATTAACAACAACGCTACGGCATCTGGCACGACATCAATCGGCGTTACGATTGGAATTATCACGCCAACGAGTCTTGGAGTAGGCCAAGGGTACTACGCTGTCAGGATCGCCTCGTATGCCAAGGCGTACAATAACCTCGTTGTACCTAGCTCGGTTGAATACTTGAGCAATGGAGAGCTTGTCCAGTTCTCTTCTACTGGATCTCTTCCATACCCGCTGACAGCAGGAACAAATTACAAAATTACCCTGTCTGGAAACAACGTCTCGCTGACTGACACCTCCAACAACCCGATTGTGTTCGTAAATGGTGGCGTTCCTACTCTTCCTACAGGCCAGATGAGCATGAACATTGTGCGTACATTCTCGCCTGTCGCTTCTACCGGCCTTGACGCTGTTGGATCGCTATTTGAGATCGGAGATCAAGTGTCAGTTCGTCCTTCCGCTGGTGATGTGCTTCCTACGGGTCTTGTTGCCAGCACGATGGCCGCTCCGCAGTATTATTACGCTCGTCCTGTAGATGCTAGTAGCTTTGAGTTGTACGACACCTACGCTAACGCCGTAAACACAGCTTCTACGACTGGCAGGATCACCTACTACGACATGGGCAGCAAGGTCAGCAGCACGTTCTACGTTGACGTAATCCTGCCTCCTACGCTGGTGAAGAGCATCCTGCACGTTGAGAAGCCAGAAACGCTTGGATATGTCAGTCTGTATGCTCTGGATTATGGCCGTAGCAACGACATGGCTCTCATTGGTCAATACCATCCTACGGAAACCAATCCCAAGTACCGCCGCATCCGCATCGGCAGGAAGTGTGCATGGGCTAGGATCATCTACCGCATGGCGCATCCTACGATCACCAGTCTGTACGATTACATCCCGCTGGAGAATGAGCTTGCGATCATTTCTGCCGTCCATGCAGTAGACCTCGAGTCCAAGGATTTCGCAGATCAGGCGCAGCGTTATTGGGCAATCGCGCTTCAGTACCTCCGCAATCAAAACGAGAGTATGGAAGGTCATGCAATGGCTGTTCCTCAAATTAACAATATTACTTACGGCGACCATACAGATTGCGTAATGTTCTAACGAATGAATAGCGACAACATCAGATCGGGGAGACTCGTTAAAGCAACGGCGAACTGGATTCATGGTGTTAATTCAGTCCGTAGCCCGTGGTCACTTCCTGACGATCAGGCCAAGTTTGCAGTAAACGTAAATATGCGCGGTGGTATCGCGCAGACCCGCAACGGATTTAAGATGAAGCTATCCCTGCCTAAAGGAAACTTCCAAGGCGGCATTATCTTCAACGCAAACAAGCAATCAAAGGCGGCATCTACGACCACCAATCTGTCTGGCGTTACAATCACGCAAAAGAACACCATCTTCACGCCGGAAGGCACAGACATCGCGGCATCAGAGCTTCCCTACGCCGTCTTTGTTGTTGATGGAAAAGTATACTATGCTCCGTTCCCGCTGACGCAGCCTAAAACATGGAGCGATTACCAGCTTTCAGATATCTCTTTAGATCCGAACGTCTCGGAAATCAGCATGGTTGTTGCAACGCAATCGGCGGCGACTAATACCAGCGGAGGAACGACAGTCACGCCTTCTCACCGCATGGTTGTCTTCCAAGACGGGATCAACAAGCCGTACTACTGGGATGGTTCTGACAAGACTGGTGGAACGATTCCCGATATGCCTATTGGCTACTGGATGGCATTCTCTGGCAACCGCCTGTGGGTAGCAAATGGCAACATCATCAGCGCATCTGACCTTGCAAACCCTCTTGGATGGACAGAGCGTGTGTCCGGCGCAGGCCGTGGTGATTTCAGCGTAGCACGTCCCGTTACGGCCATGCACGATCACATCGGGCAGAACAACGATACTCGCCTGTATGTCTTTACCGATCAGGCAACGTATTCTCTAGCCTCTGGCGTGCTTGATCGTTCGCAATGGTCAACTACCGCCAACTTCCAGCAGACCTTGTTCCCAAATATCGGTTGCGTTGCCGGAAAGAGCATTGCATTTCAGAACGGACTGATGTGGTGGTACTCGCAGGGAGGTCTTGTCAGCGTTGACGTTGCGGCATCTAGCTATCTATCTAGCCAAGTACTGTATAAGGACGTCGAAATGGCAAAAGCCAAGCGTCTGATGGCTCCAGATTACACGGGAGTTTGCGCCACATCCTTTGAGAACTATCTGCTGTATTCAATCCCGTACCTTGAAGTGCTGAACAGCGCGACGATGGTTCTGGATTACGCTGCCGCATCTGAATGGAATCAGGCTCGCACTCCGGCATGGGCTGGTGTGTGGACAGGAATTCGACCTGTAAACTGGTCAACCAATGTCATCAACGGCGTTCCTCGTTGCTTTGCCTTTTCGGTTGATTACGCCAGCACAAGCGATGGGTCATTTAATCACCTCTGGGAGGCATTTGTTCCTGAAAGGTACGACACCTATCTTGAAGTCAATCAAGACGGAACGACAACAGAGCGTATAAACCGCATTTATTGCCAATTTGAGACCGCTTTGCTTGGTGATGAAATGGGTCTGAAGCAACTGGCTTATGGAGAGCTTGATTGTACGCAGATTGCCGGAACGGTTGACGTAAAGGTGTCATATCGCGGTAGCAAGGGCGTGTATCAGTCAATCTTGAGCAGCCGTTTGCTGGCCGTTACAGATCCCTATCAGTACGAGACCAGTCAGCAGGCCGACAAAATCAACGATCTTGGCATTCTCCAGACGCAATACCGCCGACTGATCACCGAAAACGTCCAGCGGACAACGACTGATACATCTTGCGAGTCAAAATACACGCTGGATGTGGACAAGGCATTCAGTTTCCTCATTGAATGGTGCGGGGCTATGGGCGTTGATGCGATTAGAATGTATCAAGACCCGTGGATTGAGAAATCTGTTGGCCGGACAAACGCAAACGAGACCAAGTATTGCATAGTTGGCGAGGATGGATCGTCTATTGCGATTGATCTTGAACCTGCACCGCAGGAAGAGGCTGGAAATGCTATCAACTCATGGTCTAGTACGCAGACTAGGACGGTTAAGCTGAAGTGCGCTAACTCCAACACCTACGTTTCCGCTACAGCAACGGCATCCTTCATCAGCTATGTCTCGCTGGACGATGCAAACACGCAAGCTGCGGCACTAGCAACGCAGAAAGCTACTACTGCGGCTACCGAATACACCAAGACCTGCTGATATGCCTACGATCCAACAAGCTAGTGTGCCTGTAACAGAGTTTCCGAACCTGTATATGTCCCCGTTTGGCAATGACGGCGTAATTCCGCTTTATTCCAGCATTCCGCTGAATATTCCTAGCGATCCAGACTGCCTTCCTTGCATGGTTTGCGGAAATTCCGTTGTAAGGAGACAGATTATCTCCCATCAAGCTGAAAACCTTCAATCTACGCTTGCAAAGGGTGTTCAAGTCGCTGTAGGAACATAATTCATGCGAGAAAAGATAACTTATAGATACATAGCACCAAATACGCAGGAATTTCGGCAGATGCAGACATTTGCCGAGTCATTTGATCACCAGATAGTCGATAATCCTAATGTAACGCTTCATGCGTTCTATCGAGGTGACACTTGTTTTGGATATTCTGATTGCGTTTATCTTCCTGTTACCTATCCGGCGTTCCACCCTGCAATTACTCGACCTAGAGACGTAGTTCAGGTGATGAGTGACTGGGTAGCTCACACTCAATTTGCAGGAAAGCAGGGATATATTGGAGTTCCACTTAATAACAGGGATGGATTAGGTAATTTTCCAGAAGAGACAATGAATAAAATAGGTCTTGTCAGAACTAACAGAGAATTATACATTCCTGCTTAATTATGGGCGGCTCACCTTCAGCAATTACACCTCCTAAACCCGATCCTACGCTTGATATTGCATTGCTTGGAATGCAACAACAGGCAGGAAATGCTGCTTTGGCTCGTCAAGACGCTCTTGAAGTAGCACGTTCTTCACAGCCTATTGAGACCCAAGTTGCTGATATTTACGGGCCGCAGGGCGCGTTGAATCAGATGGCACAAACTGCCGCTGTTAATGCATACAAGAGCAAAGAGCTTGAGAAGATGACCAATCCCTATGCCGCCGCTGCCCGTGAAGAGCTTCAAAAGCAACAAACGGCTCCTGTAAACCATAATTACTGGCAGAATACCATGCAGCAATGGGGCAAGGGAGTTGGCTTCTAATATGGACGGCTTTCCCCCCAATCAAAACCCGTTCTCTTGGCAGAACGAGCTTCAGCAATGGACAAAGACTGGAGGGCTTCAAAATTACCTTGGAACTGGTTTGCAGGACAGCACGATTGGTAAGTCTGGTTTTTTTGATCAAGCTACCCGTGAGTCACAGGCTCTTCGGGAGCAGAATCTCGCTCAAGTAGCACAAGCAATCGGGAATGCTCCTGCCGCTGGAATTGATCCTGCCGCCGCTGTTGCAGCAGGCCAGCAAGCACAGGCACAAGCCCTAGCACAGCGTAATGCTCTGCGTCAGGGTGGATGGCAGGGAGCGCAACAGAATCTTCAGTCTACAACCGATTGGATTAACCAGATGATGGGTGCTACTGGTCAAGCAGTTAGCAAAGAACAGCAGGAGTGGCAGAACTATCAACAGGCAATGATGAATGCTGCCGGACAAAGCCAAGCAGGATCAAATGCTATGACTGGTGGTCTTTTTGGTGGACTTGGAAGCATTGGAGGATCTGGAATTGCATCTTCTGGTGCAGGTTCTGGAAATAAATTGGGAAATACTGCTGGAGGAGCAATTTCTGGCGCAGAAATGGGAGCGCAAACAGGAAATCCTTATGGAGCAGCAATAGGTGGATTGTTAGGAGCAGCAGGAGGATATTTCTCTAAATAATATGGGAGGACACAATCCACAACAAACCCAAGGGATGATTGAGGGTGCTATTATTGGTGGCCCAATTGGGGCAGTAATTGGCAATAATCCCAAAATGCTTGGGATGAAACAAGACCAGTTCAATCAAGATCTAATTGGTGGTGCTATTGCTGGCCCTATTGGTATTGGCGCAGCAGAATATATGCGGAGAAATCCACAACAACAAACAGCACAATCAGGAGGAATATCTCAAGATGACATAAACAAATTACGTCAAATGGGATATATTCAGTAACTTTAACAACACTAAACAACTAACACACTACGATTATGGGAGGAGGAGGAAAAGCACCGCCAGCACAAGACAACAGCGCAATGCTTGCGATGATTGCACAAATGAACGCACAGCAAGCTGACGCACAAGCAGCCGCTCAACGGGCGCAGGAACAAGCTATCTACAACACGCAGGTTCAAGCTGCTAATCAGGCCGCTTCTACTGGATCACAGCAGGCTCAACAACAGCTTGGTCTTGCTAATCAATACCAGCAGGCCAAGGATGCCGCCGCTCTTGCCGCTCAACAGCAAACTGCCGCTGGTGCTGGAACTGCCGCTACTGGTGGAGCATATGACATCGGTGCTATGCAGAAGTCACAGCTTGGCAACATTGGCGCGGCAGCAGGATCTCTGCCACAGACAGCAGCTAACCTTGCTGGAAGTGCTGTTCCTACCAAGAATCCTGCCGCAACGACTGCCGGAAGCATGACTCCCGCCGCAAATAAAGGCGTGTCAGGTGCTAATCAATTTACAATGCCTTCTGCTACTGGTATTAGTTTCGGCGGACGATAATTTATGGCACTAGCATTTGAAACTGGAGGATATGGCTTTGCTCCCGCTCTTGCGCCTGTTGATCAGAGCGC